CATAATCAACAACATCTACGTGAGTATCAAAGCGATCTTCACCACCAGGATTATACTTCTTTATACGAAATTGTTCAAAAGTATGTTCTGCAGGAAATACTCGACGATCAACAAATTCATAATACTTATCACGATATTCAAATATTTTTTTAATAATGTGATTATGAACTTGATTAACCTCTGGTGCAAGTTCTCGATGCTCAGTTAAATTAAATTGAGTAAAGTTTGGTTTTCCCTCATTGTCATAACGTTCATGTTTGTCAGCAGTTTGATCAAAAAGAGCAATTAAAAACTCACAAATATCGGATTCTAAAGCATTCTCGTAAATATGAATAAAGTCATTAAGTTCAACCATAACTGAATTCTTCTTTAGCAATCTTATCAAGTTGCTGCATTACTTCCTCAGTAAAATATTTTTCTGGGGTTTTGAGAATTTCTTTGGCATAAATCTTCTTTCCATCAATCTCATAACGACCAGCAACATTCTTCCAGAGTCCACCAATCTCACCAAGTTCCAGAAGACCATAGTAACGATCTAGACCGCGCTCATCATAATAAAGACGGACTTCAACATCTTGATTCTCCTTACTTAAACGTGATTTATGAGTCTTTGCCTTGATAATGTTTCCGATGACTTCTGTTCCGTCTTTTTCTTTCTTTTTGCTGAGATAGATGATTGTAGAAGCAGCATACTTAAGACCACTACCACCACCCATTTCCTTTGTAGGAACATATGCGCCAATAACATCATAAGTATGATTAGTAACTAACATTGGGATTTTTGCCTGACCCAGTTTCAGAGTCAGCATACGGAAGGCACCCTTAATCAGTTGAGATTTAGTCATATCCCGAACTTCTTTGTCATTCAGGGCATCATTAATCTCTTTGCTGGTGGAGAGCATTCCTAGAGAATCTAGCACGAACATACAAGGATTGCGCTCCCCTTCGGGTTTCTTCATATAAAGGTCAACTGCCTTAAGTGCCTTTCCACGAAACTCTTCAACAGTTACGACATTGACAACCACCAAACGAGTTGTGTCAACTCCCCTACTTTCCAGAAGGGATTTTGTGATTGCTGCTTCAGTATCAAAGTACAGACAATATCCAGTAGGATTATTATCAAGGAAATTTTTAACGACGGCAAGAGAGAAGAAAGTCTTTCCCGTAGAACTCTCACCTGCGATTGCAGTAATCTTATTCCCAGATACACCACCAAATATACTGCCGGATACAAGAGCATTAAAAATGTACGAACCTGTGTCCACAAAAGTTTCAGTTTCATTAATATCTGCAGCAAGTTGGGTGTATTCCCCACCAATCTCTTTTACAATATCTTTTAAGAAATCCATCATACCACCATCCCGTATTCTTCACGAAGTATTTTTTTATAAGGCAAACCTTGTTCTCTAAGTTCCCTTACTAGTTTAAGTTTATGATAAAGAGCAGCATCTCCCCCAAATCCAAGAGCACTGATAATTTTTTTCAATTCTTCATCATTAATAGGTAAATCCATTAGGTAAAAAATAGTTCAAGGTTTACAGTTTTTTCCACATTCCATCCAATTGCATCAAGAATGGATTTAAGTGGATCTACAAAACTTTTCTCAAATTGTAAGTCATAATCAATGTATTTGTCAAGCCCAAGTTCTTTTGGAAAATCTTGAATGAATGAAATTACATTCTCCCGAATAATGTTTGGTTTTTTCAAGAAAATAAACTTAACTTTTTCACCATTTGCAATCAGAGAGTACTTATTAGTCAATTTTTTCTCCTTTATATAATAATTAAAAAGAAGTGCTCCTCGAATATGAATCGGAGTTTTATGAGCATAAATTGACGAAGAAGAATAGTATTTACGAACATCAGAAGCAGTTCTTGGAAATGCAATCTCCTCTGGAGGAAGTTTCTTAAAGTCTTCACGACATTGATCGATAAAATCAATCACCTCTTCTTCCGTACCGTTCATCATCAACTTGAGTCCGTCTTTAATCATCTTACGACAAGGTGCTGGAGTAGATGACTTAACTGCCTCAATACCCATCATCTTGAGTTTTGGTTCTTCATAGCGAACACCCTCACTATCCCACACATTCAGGATATAACGCTTCTTAGCAGTCCAAATTCCGCGCTCAGCAATGTTCTCACGCTTCATCTGCATCTTCTGATCGTATGCATTTACATAGTCCGCCAATTCTTGGTAGCAACCCTCAATATACTTTTCAAGTTCCACTTTAGCGACCTTATCAAGGAACGAAACAATGCTTTGAGTAGTTTTCTCTCTTCCCTTGTATACAGTTTCAACCAAAGGACCCATATTAAGATAAACAGAGTCAGTATCAGAAGCAATAACATAATCTATCTCCTGTGTTTTGAGAATCTTATTCAAGTATTGATTGAGTTTATTTTCAATCCAACGAATTGCAACCTGTCCCGATAAAGTGATTGCTTCTGCATTTGCTAGTTTATAATAACGAAAATACTGATTGCCAATAGCACCATAAGCAGAGTTAAGTTGAATCTTCCTTGCCATTTGAATATTGTTACATCTAGCAATCTCCTTTTCCAACTCTTTCGTCTTTTTCTTTTCATACTGTTGTTTTGCCGCGATCATTTTCTTTTTGTAGATGGTACGATCCTGATAAATCTTTTCCATCAATTCAGGCAAAAATCCACGCACATCTTTGCGAAACATTGCACCGTTAGCACAAACTGCATAATCTTTATACAGTTCAAATGTAATTTCCTGATTGAGAATCTTATCAACTGTAACTGTCGGATGACGTTCTTCAATCAAAGTTTCGGGACTTACATTGAATTGCATAATCAGGTGAGGATATAGACTATTCAAGTCAAAGTTAACTACCCAATCATACATTCCAGGAATTGGTTCTTTTACATAAGCTCCAGCATACTTAGAATCTTTATCAGTTTTTTCTTTCGGAGGAATTACAATATTTCTCTTCTTAAGATAATTGTAAATAATCGTATCCCACATTCGAACTTGTGAAAATACATCAGCATAATTTGCTTTAGCGTCATATGCCATCGTAATCGCAAGTTCAATCAGTTTCATCTTGTCTTCCATACGGTCAACAAGTTCCACGTCAACGATGTTATATTCTACAAACTTCTGCCATCCCTTTGTGTAGAAATCCTTGAAGGTTTCAAACTCAGAGTGATCCAGTTTTTTCTGCCCCAACTCAACCTCAGCAATATAATCTAGGCGATAGGATTCCTGTGCCTTATAAGTAAATTTCTTATAAAGATTCAGGTAATCAAGTTGAGTAATACCACCAACATCATATGAGATATGTTTACGCCCAGAAATATAAATCTCATCCTCAGTTACAAGACCCCATGGTGACATACGCTTCATCAGTTTTTCACCAAGAACTCGGTCAAGACGACGAACAAGATAAGGAATATCATACAATTCAATATTCCATCCAGTTACAACTTCTGGAGCATTCTCTTCAACCATCCACCAGTTGATAAAATCCATCAATAGATCTCTTTCTGTGGTGAAAGATCTATAGATTACATTCTTTTGATTATTTTGAAATGGACCCAAACCCCAAGTGCGGATTTGCTTTGAAGAGTAATCCTGAATCGTAATCAAAAGAACTTCTTCTGCAGCAGAATCTACGTCTGGGAATCCGTTTTCTGAAGCAACCTCAATATCCAGAGTAGCAACCTTGATTTTACTAATATCAAACTTAATCTCCTCTTCGGGATACATTTCAGAAATGTACTGGTAGATGTATCCCGTGTTTCCATAGATTTTAAAGTTTTCTACACCATCATACTTCTTAATAAACTCACGACAATCACGAACAGAACCAGGTTGAATTTCTTCTACGTGTTCACCATTTAAAGTTTGATATTTAGTTTTTTTATTAGAAGGAACAAAAAGAGTCGGGTTAAACTTCTCACGGGTCATGAAGTGTCTTCCATCTTCATAACCACGAACCAAGAAGTGGTCCCCGACCATCTGGACGTTTGTGTAAAATCTCATTAGGCAGTTAATTCAAGATACTTTTCAACAATTTCTTCCTTTGGATCTACAATAGTGAGAATACTATCAGAATGAATCATCATCTCCGTTTGATCTGTTACATCAGGCCAAGGAATTAAATTTTTTTCATTATCAATCTCATAAGGATTAATGAGTTTACAATCTGGTTCTCCAAGTTCAGAACCAACTTCAACAATCTCAGTAATAATTACTTTATCAACCTTCAATAAGAGGCATTTGATCTTCTTTTCCATTTACTTTCTCCTCATACATTTCTTTAACTGTTTCAATTGGTTCAACAATAGTTATAACCCAATCTGGGGGAACTGGAATTTGCTTATCACTTGTCAAAACAATCCATGGAGACATAATTATCTCTAAATCACCGCTAGGATTATCAGATGCATCAGTCTCTTCTACCAATAAGAACGCTTTTCTAACATCTACAATATGAGGATTTGTGAATAAATATCCACAAACTTTTTCATCAGAAATTAGTTCTTTTGCATCAGAAATTACTGTTTCACCAGATTTTAATAATGCTAGTTTAATTGACATTTTTAGGTTTCCTCTCAAGTTATTATAGCACAAAAAAAGGGGAGGTGCAACTGGATTTTGCCAGTTGCCTCCCTGCGGCGACGATATTTTTGGGGTAGCCTTAATTATTTAGAGATAATCTTTGCGACTGTGATGTTCGGGAACAATCTTACCTAATCGAATGGTAAGTAATCCATCTTCAAAGATGACTTCTCGGACTTCTGTGTCGTCGGAGAGAGTCCATGCCCTCTTGAAACTTCTGCTAGCCAGACCCTTGTGGATAAACGTCCTATCCGATTCAGTATCTGATTTTTGCCCTTCGATAAAAAGTTTTCCATACTCTGTGAAGACATTTACTTCCTCCTTCTTGAATCCAGCAAGCGCAATCTCTAAATGAGATTCTACATTATTTACCTGAATTAGATTGTAAGGTGGGTAGTTATTTGTAGTTTCGTGAAGATTGAATAGACGATCAAAATATTCGTCCATTCCAATGCTATTGCGTGTAATCCTATCCATCAAGGCAGGCAAATCCGC